AAGGCAACGCATCAGTTGGTAAGTGCATTTTATTTTCAGCGTGCCAACCAACACAACGCACACGAAGCCGACCAAGCTTTAATGGGTCTTGTCTATCTTCTACAACACCAATCCACCAAGTAAAGCCGTTTTTACCAGCGAATTCTTTAGATTCTTCGTTTTTAACCATATCAATAGTTTAAAATTTCTTCTTGTTGTTCTGCATCGCTTCCAGAAATGAAGCCGATATCAGATGAACTAGAAGCAACCTCAATGATTGTTTCATGTTTCTCAAATCCAATAATTTGTCGTGATGCTATAATGATATATTTTCCGTTAATACTTTTGTCATCGCCTCGTGAAGAACCTACGATTGGAGCTTCCACATTTACATTAAATCCTGAGGATAACTGGAAGTTTCCAGGCATCACAATTTTAAGGCGCTTAGACATTAAGTTTTTAATAATTGCTTTTCTTTGAAACGACCAGCTTTCAATACTCTCGCCTTTTGATAAAGAACTAGAATCTCTTTTTTTAATATATTCACTATACTGTCTATTGAAGTCAAAAATACTTACCACTTTACGAGAGTTGAATGATTGTGCATTTGAACCACCATCTCGGTTTTGTATTTGTGTATAATTAGGAGTATCATTACCATGTTTCATATTTGAATAGTGGTCGCCATAAGATACATTTTTTGTGCTAATTGTTCTTGTTACTGGATCAAATCCAATAAATTTACCTGCATTTACACCAGAACGAGTTCTCTCAATGTTATCATTCATTGATACTACTTCTAAACTCCTAGCACCACCCATATTACCAAATGGGTTTTCTCCTTTAATATTTTTTGTTTCATATGTAACATCAAGTATTGCAGGTTGAGTTAACAGAGTTGAAAGCGTTGCAAAATTAAAACCGGCTACATTTTGAAAAAACATAAAATTTGGGGACTGTTTAGAATCTAAAGCCCGCTTCGCACACCACTCAATTGCTTCTAGTGGCCGAAGATTTGGTATTACAATTTTTTGTATGCCTGAAGAAAATTCGTAAGTACCTCCTAAATTATTTTCAGATACCTTTAAATAATCAACCAAAATTCTTTCAACTATTTTAGAATAGTTTGTTTCATAAGATTGATTTATTCTCTGTTGGTCGGAATACATCAATTCATCTGAAGTAAAATGAAGTAAATAACTTTCTAGGCCAGGATTAATACTTTGCCTTTCGGTTTGTTTATAGATACGAAATGCTTTTTTAAAAGTTAAAATATCAGAGTTTTTATCTTTTTTAATTGTAATTAAAAGTGATTCTGAGCCATCAAACAAAAGTTTGCTAGAAAGGCCAATAGCATCATTAATGACTATATTTCCGCTCATCACAGATAAAAACATTGTATCAAAAATGTTTATTTCTCCATAAACACCTTTAATGTCAATTTTACCCCCTTTAGTTACAATGACCAACTCATCTAAAAAAAACTGAGTTGATTTTAAAAGGCTTAAACTCATAAACTAATTACTCTCTTAAATTCTTTTTCAATTTGTGGTAAAAAATCAGATTTGATTAGATTTATTTCACGCTTGGATTCATTTAAATTGGTCTCATATGTATAATATGACTGTGTTTCTTTTGTTGTTCTAATAGTAACAACTTCACCAGCTTGTGTTGTTTTAGAAACAGAAGTTGCTCCAACATTGGCATAAGTGTTGGCATCTATTGTAATTTTTTCTTGTGTAATTGTGCCATCATTTGCGGTGGTTGTAATTACTTTAAAGTATCCTTGAACATTATTTTCACTTAGAGCCCAAGACAAACCTGATTGAGCAGGAGTATTTGCTGTTCCATTTGCCGTATATTTTTTATCAATATAATCAATTAGCGTATCACTCTTTAAAGGCCAATCAAATTGTGGATCAATAATATTATTGAACAACAAAACAACCCAATGATATTCCACATTGCCATAATATTTGTTGGCTATAATTTCAGGAGTATCACTATCTTGAACCTGATATGGATAAAAAGCAGATGAGTTTTCTTTTAGTTGTGAATCAAAAGCAAACCGAGCTATAATATTAGTAATAGCTTCTACGCCATTAACATCATTGTTGCTGGTGTAAAATGTTTTAGGAAAGTAATTAAAGTATTTTGCCATTTTTATTTTTTTTAAACCTATTACTGTCTAAATTCTGGATTCAATTGGTTTTCAAGAATCTGATTAGCTTGTTTATCTGTTGATGGTGGAGAAGGATCACCTGGCGTATTTTTAGTTAGGTAGCTTGTTTCTTGGAATTGTAAAGACATTTGTATAGCAACTGGCATACCTGTTCCGCCACGAGTAGCATTTTGACCTGGTACTTCATATGCAGAAAAACCGTTTGGTGCATAGTTAACTTGTATTGATTTTAACACACAATTACCAGTTTCTGGAATATTTTCATTTTTTTTACCAGCATAATAAAACCCTATATCAAATTCTGATGGAGGTATTAGTAAACTTCCAGATGAACCTTCTTTAAATTCTGGAGCTTGGTGATACTGTAAAGAAGTAATAATTTTTTGAACTTCAACAGCTTCTCTTTCATCTCTTGGATAAAAAATAAAATCATATTGAAAGGATCGAAATTGTGGTGATTGATATACGACTTCTAATATAGGATTAACCACTGCTCCTAAAGCTAAAAAAGCTCCTAGTGTGCCAAGGTCACCAACCCTTCCTTTTGCAATATCTTTTATCTTGGCTGTAGCTGCAGCCATAGCTCCAGCGATAGCGGCATCACCTAATTTTCCACCTTTTTGCATTTCTGTTATAGATGCAGCAACTCCAGCTCCAGCTGCTCCAGATAAACTCAAATTTTCATAATTTTGTTGGTAATCAAATTGCAAAGTATCTGGCATATACAAAGCAATAATTTGTCCTGTTCTTGTTGTCTTTCTAATCCCTCTTACCAAATCTCCATTATTTACTAAAGATTTTATATTATCCCTATTAATTACCTGTGAAACTGCTCCGCTTACATTAAATATGTTAGGTTGACCAAAAGGATTATTAAAATTTCCTACAGCGCCTTTAAATGAATTAAAAGCACTTCCAACAGAACTTGTTAGATTGCCAATGGCACTGCCAGTAGCATTATTAATTTGACCAAAAGCGTTTTGAATTCCGCTAGCTAACTCACCCCCTACATTTGTTTTTACTGAATTACGAGCAGAATTTATCACATCTGTTACTGCACCAGATATTGGATTTTTAAGTGCAGCTGAGGCTGCATCGGTAAAACCTGTTGGTATAGATTCGCCTGAGGCTGTTGATACTGCTTGTTTTTTAATGTAGATGAGCATGTAATGCCCTTTATCTGCATTTCCAATGTCTAAAGGGTATCTTAGAGTTGTCGTGGCAAATTTATTGTCCACTAGAGGTTGTAATGGACCCCTAGAATCACCTTTTTTAAACTGAATGTCGCCAAAGCCAAATAAAGGCATGTTTAATCCTTTGAAGTAAGATAGATAGTATTTATGTCATATAAAGGATGGTTTAAACCAAAAAACCCAAACAAATACAAGGGCGATGCCAATAACATCGTCTATCGGTCGTCATGGGAATTGCGTGTGATGAAATATTTAGATGACCATCCAAGTGTTTTGTGGTGGGTCTCCGAAGAGCTGCCAATTCCATATCGGTCACCAATAGACCAAAAAATACATCGTTATTTTCCTGACTTCATTGTTCGTCTAAAACAGGCAAACGATAAAGAAATTACTGTGGTTATAGAGGTAAAACCATACAAACAAACTCAAAAACCAACACAGAAACGCCAAACAAAAAGATTCATCCAAGAAGCCATGACCTATGCCGTTAACCAAGAAAAGTGGCGAGCAGCCGACCTATTCTGTAAAGAACATGGATGGCAGTTTAAAATAATTACTGAAAAAGAACTTGGAATTTAAGATAAATACAATATGGCGTATTTATTAAACAGAATTAAAGAATCGTTGGCTAAAGAAGGTTATACTCCTAGGTCATCGGCCGCACGCCAATGGTTGAAAGCAAAGGTCGGTGAATTAAGACCTACTCCTGCGGCTTTAATGCGAGATAGAGAACGCCTAAAAGACAAATCATTTATAGGTAAGATGTATTTCTTTTTTTATGATCCAAAAACTAAGGATTCGTTGCCATATTACGATAGGTTCCCATTGGTTATACCAATTGAACGATACTCAGACGGTTTCTTAGGGTTGAACTTGCATTACATTCACCCAAAGCAACGAATTATCCTTTTAGATAAATTAAGTGATACAGCTACCAATAGACGATTTGACGAAAAAACAAAATTGCGTTTGAGTTATCAATACTTGGCTTCGGCCTCCGCAGCGTTACAAGCCATGCCATGCATCAAGAGGTATTTGTTTAGTCATCTCACCTCACGATTTTTAGAGATACCTGCTGATGAGTGGGATATAGCGGCTCTTTTGCCAGTTGAACAATTTGAAAAAGCAAGCACAAGTAAAGTTTACGCAGAATCACGAAAGAGATTTTAAATGTCATTTTCACCAAATTTATTTTTAGCAAACATCCGAGGAAAAGACGGTCTGGCAAAGCCATCCCGTTTTGAGGTAGTATTGCCTATTCCTCCATACATTGGCCAGTTTGTGGGTAACTCAATCATTGAAAAGATATTGAACTTTCCAAACTCTGTCTTTACAGATGTTTCGGATGCGATTGGAAACGCTTTTGGACGACAAGGAGAAAGAGATGAACAAGCACGCACATCTAACCCTTCAATCTCTCGTTATCTCGCTCTCCAATGTGAATCGGCAGAATTGCCTGGAAAAACTCTGGCAACTGCCGATGTAAAAATATATGGACCAACTTTTAAAGTGCCGTATCAAACACAATACGGCGATACAAGCTTTACCTTTTTATGTACCAATGATTTTTTTGAGCGTAAGCTTTTTGACCGATGGACTGAAGCAATTATGCCGTCAGATACAAACAATTTGAGATTTCCAAAAGGTCAAAGCACAAGGTACATGACAAATATAAAAATTATACAGTATGATGAGTTTATTAAACAAATTTATGCTGTTGAATTAATTGATGCTTTTCCTATTGGAATTAGTCCTCAAAGCTTAAGTTGGTCTGATGAAAATTTTCACAGATTACAAATACAGTTTGCATATCAAAAGTACCGTGTCATTTATGATGGAACTTATGATTTAGCTGCAGCTGCAACCGCAGTTCTTGGTTCTGCTGCCTCACGGTTATTGCCTTTTGGAAAAGCAACAACCAAGTTACCATTTGGATTTTGAATTTAATTAACAAAGCGAGGTTATTATGTTACCCAAAATTGATGTACCAATTTATGAATTAAATCTCATATCAACTGGAAAGAAGATTCGATTTAGGCCTTTTTTAGTAAAAGAACAAAAACTTTTATTCATGGCTAATCAATCAGATGATCCAAAAGATGCATTGAATGTCGTTAAACAAATTTGTAAAAATTGTATAGTTGACGATATTGATGTTGAAGCTTTACCTGTTTTTGACTTAGAGTTTATTTTTTTGAATTTGCGAGCTAGGTCTGTAAGTGAGGTAATAAACCTCCAATACAAATGTAATAATAAAGTAAAAAATGAAGCAGATGAAGAAACAGTTTGCGGTAATTTAGAAAAATTTGATGTTAACCTTTTAGAAATATTACCAACTAAAGATCCAAAGCACGATAAGAAAATTATGTTGAGTGATAAACTTGGCATTATGATGAAGTATCCAACATTTGAAATGATAGCAAATTTAAAAGGCCAAAATGAAAATGAAACATTGATGGAACTTTTAACAATTTGTGTTGACAACATTTTTGACCAAGACAATATTTACTATACAAAAGATGTAACAAAAGAAGAACTTGAAGAATTTATTGATAATTTACAACAGAAAGATTTAGAAAAAATACAAGAATTTTTTGAAACTGCTCCAAAAATTAAAAAAGACATAAGCTTTAATTGTAGAAAATGTGGTTATAAAGAAAGTATTGTGGTAGAAGGCTTACAAAATTTTTTCATATAGCCCTTTCCCACGATAGTTTGAATAATTATTTTCAAACTAATTTTGCGATGATGCAACACCACAAGTATAGTTTAACAGAATTAGAAAATATGTTGCCGTGGGAAAGGGAGATTTATCTGACAATGCTAATAAAGTATTTGGAAGAAGAAAATGAAAAAATTAAAATGCAACAAAGGACAAAATAATAGATGTCACGCTTAGCAGAAATATACAAACAAGAAAAAAAATCTGGCGGTGGTTTAACTAGCACCATAACCAAACGATTGGGTGAAAAAATAGACCCAAGACAGATGCTTGATTCTAGTGGAATTATAGCTACAATGTTTCCTGGTTTAAAGCCATACTCAGCAACTTCACGAAAAACTCCATCAGTAGCTTCTTCAATGCCTTCTATTTCTTCTGGCGCTGGAGAGTTATCACTAATAGCTCAAGCAACAAAAATAACTGCAAAAAATACTTTAGCTATGCCTGCAATGGCCAGAGATATGTTCTTGATGAAACAAAATATTATTAAATTAGTTAAAAGTTCTGGCGGCAAACCTCAAACAAAATCAGGCGATTTCTTTAATAGACAACAAGCTAGAGAATCTGCTTTTGAAGGTAAAATGAAAGCAATAGGTAAAGTTGGAGGTTCAGTTGGCGCTTCAAATTTAACCAGTATTTTAGGCACAAAAAGAGATGGTCAATCTCCAGGTTCAGCTTTATTTGTTAAAGATTCTGGAGGTTTAGATGTTAGTGATATGTTACCATCTTTATTGAAAGGTGCTGCTTTACCAACTCTACTTACAGGCCTGCTTGGTGTTTTGGGGCCATTACTTTTAGCTGGAGGAGGTTTAGCGCTTTTAGGTGCTTTGTTCGTTAAACTTTATAAATCTAAAGGCGCTTTTGTAGATGAAGAAGAAAGTAAACGAATTGATGATATTGCTAAAACAGGCGGTTTAGCTGGTCAAAAAGACGAACAAGACCGCAGGAAAAAGTTATCAGAATACGAAAGAACAAAATTAGATATTGCTGATTATGAAAAAAATATGAATGAAGGCCAAAAATTAGGTGAAATGCAATTAGAGGGTTTTGCTAAGAGGGGAACAGATTCAGCCAAAGCGGTTGATGAGTATAAAAAATCAAACAATATTGGACAAACTCCAGCGCCAACTCCTGCACCAGCCGCTCCAGCAGCAACCGCAACAGCGGCAACACCAATGCCGGAAAATACGGTTACAAGTGGTTCTGGATCACCAATTATGACTGGCTCTGGACTTCCTCTAACATCAGGTGAATCT